CAAAGTATGCTCCTTCATCAGGTGCACAAGCTGGTACTGACCTTGCAACTATTGACCCCGGTAACACAGGTTCATTCATCTCTGAGTCTACAGAAGATGCAAGAGCTAGTGTATCTGGTATCAATAACAACTACGGAAACGCAACCGACTTCGCAAACACATGCGGACTTATCTTCCAAAGAGAAGCTGCTGGTGTTGTAGAAGCTATCGGCCCACAGGTTCAGGTAACTTCAGGTGACGTTTCAGTTGTATACCAAGGTGACGTAATCCTTGGAAGACTAGCTATGGGAGCAGACTTCCTAAACCCAGCTGCTTGTGTTGAATTGTTCGCTGGAACAACAACTAAGCCATCTGGAT